TGTAAGCGTGAAAAAGGTATGAATTTTTCAGACTATTTGCCACAAAAGGCAATGGCTGGTAAAGCATCACTAAGACGTGTTCAATGGAAAGCGGCAACTGGTGGCAATTCAACTATGATGGTTTGGCTTGGTAAGAACGTACTTGGTCAAACTGATAAAAGCACTATTGACCATAATGTTAATGATATAACTGGCATTAGATTAGTTAGTGATTAGAGATGTTAATGTTCTCGATCATCAGCGTGATTTTATAGAGAGCGTTAATCCGACTACTGGATTGGTTGCTGGTTTTGGTGCTGGTAAGTCTTATGCTGGTACGCTAAAGACAATCATTAAGAAGCTACAATATCCAACGATTAAGGTTGCTTACTACTTGCCTAACTATCCATTGATACGTGATATTGCTTTCGAGAAGTTCCCAGAGATGTGTAACGACTTAGGATTACATTATCAACTGAATAAATCAGATAAAGAGTTATTAATCAAAGACTTCGGCACGATTATCTTTCGTAATATGTCAGAACCAGAAATGATAGTTGGTTATGAAGTCGGCTATTCATTGATTGATGAGTGCGATGTAATGCCAAAGCATAAGATGGATAAAGCGTTCAAACAGATATTGGCTCGTAATCGTGCTAAGTTGCCAGATGGTAAACCTAACCAAGTTGATTTAGTTGGTACGCCAGAGGGGTACAAGTTTTATTATAATTTGATGGTAGCATCTAAGCCAGACAACTATCGTTTGATTAAAGCAAGAACGATGGATAATCCACATCTACCAGAAGATTACATTGATACATTAAAAGCCACCTATGATGAGAAATTGCTTCAACAGTATTTGCTTGGTGAGTTTATTAATGTTAATGGCAGTGCCGTTTATCATCAGTTTGATCGTGATGTTCACGTTTGCGGTGATATTGGAATTGATACAAATCTACCGTTAATCATATCATTTGACTTTAACATCAATCCTTATAACGCAATCTATTTGATTCAAGTGATCGATGGCAAGGTGACTGTTATTGATAATGCGATTATTAAAGGTAAGCCATTAGTTGATTCGCTTGATTATTTAAAGAGTAAGTTTGCCCATCTTGGTGCTGCGTTAATGAGTGCTACAATCTATGGTGATGCTGCTGGAAAGGCAAGGTCGCAAGGCACTGCTCAAACCAATTATGATTTGATTAAGAATGCTGGATTTCATAAGATGAAGATTAAAACAGCTAACCCACGAATCCACGATAGGAACAATGCTTTCAATTCTATGTTGCGAAATGGCAACGGTGATGTTAATATAGCGATATGCTCGCGCAATCAAGAATTAATTACTGATTTAGAGCAGATGTCATACAACGACAAGGGCGAAGTAGACAAGTCTAACCAAGACTTAACCCATTCGGTGGACTCCGTTGGGTATTACATAGAATATGAACACGGCTTACAAAAGTCTGAGGTTCGCAATATAAGAATGAGGGTTGGTTAATGAATGACACTGCAAGATTAAAGAAATTCGCCTTACGCAAGGCAATGTATGACGACAATTACAACACGCAAGTTGTATCTAAACTTGGTCAAATCTATCGAGCATTTGCTCAACTAAAATTAGACGTTCAGATTAACGATAATAACAATGTTTATAAGCAAGTTATTAATGCTATTTCTAACGTGTATTCGTTTGGTGTTGATCGTAATTTTGATTCTGAAGATGCTCAAGCGTTATACAGTGAGTTAAGAATTGATAAGGTAATGGCACAAGCTAATAAGTACATGAACGCGTTTAATGATGTTCTAGTTCAAGTTAGCTGGGATAGTGACAACGCACAACCAAAGATAATGCTAAGACTGCCACACTTAACCGAAGTTGGATATAGCCAAGGCTCAGTTGAATGGGTTGCTTACTTTGTTGAAATGGTTGGTAAAGATGAAAAGACTGAACGCTGGGCGTATTGGTCAGACACTGAGCATTATTACATTGATAAATCTAATGGCGATGATAAGATTGTAGCCGTTGAAGATAATGAAGAAATGGTGAACCCGTTTGGCGTGTTACCGTTTGTTTACTTACACAATGGCTGGCGTGATGAAACTTTCTGGGATTCTTACACTGGCGATGATTTAACTGGTGGTACAATCGACCTTGCAGTTCATCTAACGTTTTTAAACCATATTATCAAGACACAATCATTTAAACAACTGGTTGGTAAAGGTGACAACGTGGGTGAATTGCTTGGTCAAGTTCTTGATCCATTATCTATTCTTACGCTTACTGGTCAAAATACAGAAATATCTGTACTTGATTTACAATCCAACTATGAACAATTACATAGAGTGGCGCAAGACTTAGCAAACAATCTAGCTATTAGTTACGGTGTATCACCAAGCCAATTCAGAATGACCAGCCAAGCATCATCTGGCTTTGCTTTACAGATGGAGAATCTAAAGCTAGATAGATTCACATTAGAGCAACAAGCAGACTTTAAGGTTTATGAAAAAGAGTTGTTTGAATTGATTGGCGATGTATCTGAGTATTACGGTTCAGCTATTAATGGTGAAATGACTATTGATTTTGTAGAGCCTAATTACCCAGCATCAGAAACTGAACAATTAACTATTGACCAACAGTCTATTGACTTAGGTCTTAGTTCACCTCATAAAGTATTAATGCGTAACAATCCAGACTTAACTGAAGAAGATGCAAGGGTTGATGTTGATGATAATATTAACGCACGTAACGATATGCTTAACAAGGTTAAGACGGGTGGCTCTTTGAATGACACAATGGCTGCTCTAGGTCTTAATGCCAACGCTTGATGCAATTTACAATCAATCCCAGAAAGAGATTGATAAGTTTGTTTCGCAATTTGATGGCGAAATGGCAGCAGTGTTTGAACGAGTTAGAAGAATCGCACAAGCTAAACTTGCTGGATTAAGTCAAGACGATATACTAAAGTATGAATTTATCTGGCGTGAGTCATTAAAAGAAGCTGGCTATTACGTTCTAATTAACGATTTAATAGATAAACAGTTTGATTCTATATACGCTGGAACTTTACAAGCATTTGATGCTGGTGGTTTTAAAACTGCCTTTACTGTTGATGATGCTCGTAAGATTCAGATATTGAAGCAAATGAAACGTGACTTTTTTGTTCGTATTGGCGATGATGTTGGTTTAAGCGTAAAGCGTGAACTATACAAGTATGCCATTTCTGATGCTTCGGTTGATACAATGACTAGCGGTATAGCGACAACCTTAAAAGATTCTAACCTTGCTAAGTATTCACAGACATACGCAAGAACAGCTATTGGCGAGTTCCAGCAAGAAGTGATTGATTTACGTTCAGCGGATATTGATGATGGTGTTTGGATTTATGTTGGTGTTAATGACGGCAGAACGCGCGACTTTTGCCGTAGAGTGTTAAACAGAAAAGAGTGCTATGATGATGGCGAGAAGTCTAAGATAGCTGGTGATCAAGATAGAGCATACAATTGTAGACATAAGTTTTATAAGATAACCAAAGAAAGGGCGGAAGAACGTGGGCATACGTGTAACTAAGAAGCCAGAATGGAAAAAATATATCAAGCGCCTTAATGGTCTTGATTCTAAATTAGCCTTATTATCAAACGATTTAATATCTGGAATACACACAAGGACAAGCAGTGGACTAGATGCTAAGAATAAACCATTAAAACGATATACAAGCGCCTATGCAAAACGCAAAGGTGAGGTTAAAGTAACTCTAGTTGATACTGGTGAAATGCTTGGCTCAATGGATGCTAAAAAAATTAAGGGTGGAATTAAAATATACTTTGGCTCTGCTGATGCTAAGAAGAAAGCCTATTTTCAGCACAAAAAGCAAGGGCGTAAGTTCTTTGGCTTAGACAATAAGCAGATGAAATATGTAGTAACACAATTAGGTAATTTTATTGTAAAAACAAAAACTTAATGTTATTATGCAAACAACTTTTTATATATAAGAGGTAAATGTTATGGCTGACGAGCATACAAACGGCATAGTCGAAACTCCTAAGACTGAAAATGAGGTGGTGTTATCACAATCAAAACTTGATAAACTGATTGACAAAGGATTTAGCAAGGGTGCAAACCGAGCAAAATCTGAGTTAGCGGATATGTTAGGTGTTGATTCAATTGAACAAGCAAGAGAGTTAATTAATGCGAAACGTGAAACAGACGAAGCTAATAAGTCCGATATGGATAAGGCAGCAGAACTGATAGCAACGCTTAATAATACTATTCAAGGCTTGGAAGCTAACAACAAGCAGATTAAGGCAGATGCTACTATTCAGCAAGTTGTAAGCGCAAACGGTATCAAAGATGCTGATTATTTCAAACACTTATTGGCGCAAGCTAGTGCTAGTGAGGACTTTGATCAGTCAGCATTTATTGACCAATTAAAAGGTGATAAACCTTACTTATTTTCTGGTGGTGAAATTCAACCAAAGAAAGTAGATGCGACTTCTAACCGAGCATCATTAGATGTTGGTGAGAGGGTTAAGTCTGCTAGAACTATGGCTGAGTTATACGCACTCCAGAATGAATTAAATTAATATTTCTTAGGAGAAATAAAAATGGCTACAAATACAAAAGCAATTCTTGCCGATTCGGTAGTAGATTTAATGAACCAAGCGGTTATCGTTTCTGGTTCTTCTTATAACAAGATTGATGCTTACGCTACAATCAGACAAGATGATATGGCGAACTCAATTGCGTTCACTGTATTCTCAAGAATGGCTGCGGCAACAACTCCATTGACTGATGGTACTGAGGCTTCAAGCACAACTATGACTGATACTAAGGTATCTTTAACTATGGCTGAATACGGTTCAGTTATTACTTCTACTAGCTTGGCTAATATTGCTACTGCTGGTAAAGCTGACTTAGCTTCTGCTGAATTAGTTGGTGTAAACCTTGGTGAAACTACTGACAAGTTAGGTCTTGCTGCGGTTGAATCTGGCTCTAACTCTACGGCTGCTGCTTCTTCTGGTTCTTTAACATCTGCTGATTTACGTGCTGCTTATACTAAGTTAGCTAACTCTGGCATTGCTAAGTTCCCAGATGGTCGTTATGTTGCGTTTGTTAATCCATCGCAGATTGCAGATATTAAAGGTGACTTCATTACTATCGCTCAAAACACTGACATCGGTGCTGCTACTTCTGGCGTTGTGGGTGCTTTAGAGGGATTCACGTTAATTGAAGATTCTAATGTAACCGCTGGCGTAGTGCCTTGCTTTGGCATGAACGCACTAGGAAAAGCAGTAGCTTCAACTCCAGCTTTAAGAGTTGTTGAGGGTTCTGATAACCTTGGGCGTACTGTTAATGTTGGTTGGTATGGCGTTATGAAATACGGTGTGATTGATCAGAACGCACTAGAAGTAATTACTTCAGCGTAATCATGAGCAAGGTAGCTAAAAAGGCGGTAGCTAAAAAGGCTACTAAGCATCAATTGAAAGCTTTAATTACTGGTTCTCATGGCATTGATGGCGGCATCTACACTTTTAAAGAGGGTGACGTTATCACTTTATCTAAAAAATCTCATTTCGATTCTATGAAAGAATTAGCGAATAGATTTAGTGAGGTATAAAAAATGGCATGGGTTCTAACTAACGCGGACATCATTCAAGCATTACCGTTATTAGCTGATCATTATGAAAAGGCTGATAGTGGCTCAACAACTCAACTTGTATGTAGTAGATTAACACTACTCGTAGATGGTGAGATTG